TGCGGTAAATGCCGTTTTCCATGCCTTCAACGATCTTGTGGATGCCCACATACTTCTCAATCGCCACACCCATGCAGTCGTCAATCGTCGTGCCGTTGGGGTCAAACAAGAAATTCTTGGGGTTGACGGGCATGATCTTCACGGCGATGCGTGTTTTTTCAACCACGCCGATGGCCGCTTGGCCCATCTGGCCCGGAATCGCCTGCGTTGCGGGCTCGAACACCTTTTCCGTCTTGACAACGATCTCGCCGATGCCCGTGCCGTAGATTTCGGCCATCAGCTCGATCTGATCGATCGCTTTTCTGATCTTGTCCTGCTTGAAGTCCTCCATGAGCTGCGCTTTGAGCACGCCCACGTCCAACGGACTGCCATTGACGTCTTGCAAGTCGTCTTGAATGTCGAAAAACTCACCTTGGCCGAAAATCGCTTCGAGGATTTCTGCATGCCTCGTTTCCACAGCCTGTTGGGTGGCCGGAGTCACGATTCTGGAGCGCTCAGACTCTCGCGTTTTGTCTTCTGCTGCCCATTCACCACGGAACAACCTTTCATATTCCAAATATTTGGTCATGAAGTTGGCATTCCGGTAATTTCGCCACTTGTCGCAGTGGTTAACGACAAATGCGGTCAAGTCCTTGTCGGCCTGAGATGGCTGCTCGTACTCGTTTTGGTCTAAATCTGCCATCTTTTTGCCCTTTTTAGGTCAACAGCCACTCACGATATCGAGGGGCTCCCAATCGTCGTCTGCTTCTTCAAAGTAGCTGGTGACAGCCAACTGATCGATGTAGGACAGCGCGTCCGGCAGGTCGTCGTGTACGCCCTGCGACGGAAACATAATCAACTGATCCTCGAAAACAGACCAGTCTTCTTCGCTGTTCAGCACGATTCTGCCATGCTCGAACCGGCCCTGCAACGACCAAATGATTCTATCAGTCTTCTTTCGGTTGCCATGTGTCAGGTCCACGATGTGGCTGTAGACGTTGTTCTTCCGCATCAGGTCCGACAAATACGGCAGCACCGCGTTCTTGAGCGCTCCCCTCTCAATACCAATGCTGAGTGGCCTGTAGTCGCGCATCACCATCAGTATCTTGGAGGCCGTGGCCCGGATGTCCCAGCGCCCGTGCTGAATCTCTTTGACGAACCACATGCCGTCGTCCGTCACCTTGACCACCGCAATCGACGACTCATCGAGCCGCTTCTTGCTGTTCGCCGCCTGCTTGGCCACTTCCTCAAACCCAGCCAAGTCCACCGCCACGTAGTAGCTGCCGTGCTCAGGCTCTTCGCCGTACTTCAGCCACTCCTCTTTGAACACATCCGCGCCCGCATTTGAAAACGACGCCAGGTATTCCTGTTTGAACGCAAAGCTGGAAAGGGTCTTTTTCGCCGACTCGATTTCGGTGGGGTCGATCAGCGGGTTGTCTTGCGTGGTGAAGTGCCAGCTCTTCCAGTCCGCGTCTTGCTCATCCTGCCCCAGCTTCCACAAGTCGTGAAACCAGTTGCGCCCTTTGGGCGTCCCTATGAACATCCCTCGGCCCTTGCGGTCCGACAAGCTGGCCCGAATGACCTGCTCCCAAGCCTCTGGCTTGATGTCGGCCACCTCGTCCAGAACCGCATACGTCAGGCTCACCCCGCGCAGCGTGTCCGGCCGGTCTGCGCCCCTGACGTAGATACGCGCGCCGTTGACCATCGTGATGTCCAGGTTGTTCACATGTGAGGACTGGATCACCTCCCGTCCGAGGTCCAGCAGCAAGTCCCAGACAATTTGCCTCGACTGACCCATTGTTGGAGACACATAAAGCACCGCAGAGCCAGGCGGGCACTTTAGGCTTTCAACAATAAGAGTTGTTGCCGCCAGTCTACTTTTTCCACATCGGCGTCCAGCGGCAATGACTTTAAATCGATGAGGGTCTAGATAAACTTCTTGTTGCCACGGTAGCAGTTGAAAATTAAGGTCAGACATGGAATTTGTTTTTCTTTCGCTGGTTGTCAACTTTGGTCAAGACTTGTAAGTTCCACGGAACATGCAGCCCACTTACTAACTTGCCGCGCAAAGGCACTATGTGGTCAACATGATAGTGCTCGCCCGTGTGCATACCAAGCATATGCGCGGTGAAATAGTACTCTTCAATCTGCTCAAATGCACCAGCGTCTAACCATTTTGGTGTCCGCAGCAACAGCTCAGACCTTTTTTTAGCGGAGTACACCGCTTGTTTGTGCTTATTTTCGGATCGCCAAAGCACCATCCTTTCCGAATAGTGCGATTTTTTGGACTCGTAATTTGATCGCATCTGGTTAAGACGCGCTTCTTTTTTTAATTCAAAGTCAACAGCCATGCACTCGCAGCAAGTGCCTTTGGCTGTGTATCGTTTAGATATATGCCCGCGTTTGCAGGGCTTGCTTGTGGCGTAAAAACGCTCGCCAAGCGCTTTCGCTTGAGCGCGTTCTGCTGCTTTTGTCATGTTGGCCTCTTTTAGAAGGATCGGGGTGTCCAGCCACGCGCACCCCAAAACGCGCTAAAAGCTCTCACGAGTCGGCTTGCCTATATTCTACATCTTCAGCAGGATTTATGCTGTCAATTGTCGGTGGCTGCCCCAAGCCAGTAATCGAGATCGTGATGGCGCTGCGCTGGTTCTTGTCCTTCTCGAACATGCCGATCGGCAGCGTCCTGTCCATGCACATCTTCAGCGCCGCCATCTGACCTGGGTGCTCATCATTCAACGCAATCTGGATGACCTTCTCCGCGACATCCTTGCCGCCAGACCGGATCATCAGCTCTTTCAATTCTTTGATGCGTTGGTGATCCGTCTTCGGCAAGATCGCAGGCGGATTCTCTGCGTACCTCTGGATCGTCATCTTGAGCGGTCGCCCGCGTTTTTTCTGTTCCACTTTGCCCTTTCGGAGTTAGTCGCGCGATTGTAGGTCAGATAGTCATTTTTTTTCTAGCCGGTTTTCCAATTTGCTTTCTTCAGAGGGGCAGAAGGTCCTGTAACTTTTTGCCTGAAGCCAGACCCCTCCCCCCCCATCAATCAGCTCGTTGGTACGTGCTAACTAACTTATGCCTGCGAGTGAGTGCTAACTAACTAACTGCAAACTGCTTGAAGCTTGAAGTAAATATGCTTTAGGCTTGAAGTAAATGGCAGGAGGGCGTGGGAGGGGCCTTTATCCGGGTACTTGATGCGCTATCTGTTATGCCGAATCGTTATAACTGTTAGCAATTATCAATAGGTCTTCGATGTTGTCGCCGGGGCGAAACCCGGCATTGTGCAGCACTGTATAAATAGACAGAAGATTTCTAAACCCTTCGGACAAGTCGCCCGCGCCAGCCGCCAACAATATGGCGCGCTCATCATCTTTGATGCGCCGGAAAAAATTAACGGTGTCTAACTTGCAAGGTCTAGCCATGGCCCTATTTTATGGGTCAAACGATTGTCAAGCTATGGGTCATTCTCAAACCCTCAAATGACAATCAAAAAAGCCTTATGAATCAACAACTTAGGGTCATTTTGACCCGTTCTGGGTCAAATTGTCATGTTCTGGGTGAACGTCCGCCACGTAACGACGTTGTAGCTGTTGGCGTGCGTCTAATTCTGGGCTGTTCGCCTATATATATATTTATTCTTTAACATCTAACAACAATATGACAATTTGACCCAGAACGCCCGCAAACCCGCATGGATACTAGCTTTCCTCTGGGTCAAACGCCCTTAAAAAGATGACCCAACGCAAACAATCCATGACCCAGAACATGCAAAACATAGGGAAAACCCCTAGAAAATAATCGTTGACACAGTAAAAGAATCTCTTACAATAGAGTCATCATCAACCAAAGGAGCTAGCAACATGAACAAACAAGAACTGTATGACCTGGCAGCGCAAGCACGCAAAGAGCGCGAGCGCACATCGCGCATTGAAGGCATTGTTGGAAACGTGCTGTTCTCTGTTCTCGGCGCGTGCGTGCTTTACACCATCGCTCTGTGGGCCACTCGATAACCAAACGGGGCGCAAGCCCCATCTTTAAGGAACCCTCATGCAAACTGAACCATTCGCCATCATCGTGTGGCACAACGATGACATCAACGGAACCCATCAGCGCGTCATCACCCGTGGTCACACTGCCGATCGCGTGATGCTTGACTTCGCCAAATACTTGCAGCGCCCAGCGCACTGCCGCAGCTTCACCAGCAAGAACCGCGTGCAGCTTCACGGGCCTGATGGCCTGCTCTGTGATCTGCCAGTACTGGAGGACTGACACCATGACCCGCGAAACCATCCTCGACATCCTCGCTGCCGTGCTCATTGGCCTCGCGCTGTGCGCCTTGCTGCTGCACTCGCTCGACGCTCTGTTTTATTGATAACCCAGCCTGAAGCCCGTCTAGGGCTTTGGGGTGCGCATCTTCGCCACTATCCAAGAAAGTACAGTAATGACCACTCGAATCACCAGGGCGCATCTTGACGCAAAAGTCGCCACTATCAACAGTATGACCAAATCGCCTGCTGAGCCTTACAGCACCGTCAACGGCAAAGCCGTGGCCAATAAAGGCAACTATCACATCAGCGGCGCTTATGGCGGGTATAGCCTGCACCGTATGACTGAGGGTGGTGGCGCGTCTGACGTGCTTGGCGTTAGCTACGTTTCCACCCGTGAATTGGCGTCGCTTATGTCTGCTTACATCGCCGGGCTGTATGACGCAACAAAAATCACCGCTTAAGGAGAATCCACTATGACCAATCAACCACTCGAATGGCAAGAACTGTGGGATGCGATGGACGCAAACCCGGACGCATGGATACCCACCACTGAAAAAATGTACTGGGAGATGCTGGAAGTTTTGCCGCCAGAAAAGATGATCGGGCGCAATTTTCTAGTCGGTGAACCCTTGCGAAGCAATGGGCAAGGCGAAGCGGTTTATTCGTGCTTCACCCAGTTTGGCGACACCTACAAAGCCAAAAATCTTACAGTCGCCGAGTTCATGCGCGAGCATGGACACATCCCCGCCCGTGAGTTACGTTAAACCAAAGGAGCAGACACCATGACAGCATCACAATTAGCCGCTATTCGAGAACTCAGGGCCGAAGGTTGGGCCGTGATTCTTTGGACACCCGAAGAACTTAACGGGGTTCACCCCTCAGACGTTGAAGACCAGTCGATTAGTTTTGCGGCTGAGTATTTGATACCCGCCGAACCCGAAACCGAGACGGGCGAAGACCTCGCCCAGTTCTACGGCCCATCTGTTCGAATTTAAGGAGAAACTGCAATGATCGAATTCAAAGTTAACTCAACCACGTTCAAAGTGCGCACCCCCGAAAAACAGGTGTTGATCGAGGCGTATTGCGCCAAGATCAAAAGAGGAACCGGGCGCAGCACTGCACCAACGAAACCGATTAAGTCGAGCAACCCGGTTTACCCTCGGTTTATGGAAGGCACTAGCACCACGTTTTATGTGCGCGAGTACGAACGGGCGAACGCTTACCGTTTTGCAGGGCAGGGGGCGCCGTTAAGCCTGTTTGACCACTTGTCAACGAACCCGCAATACAAACAGGACGACTCGCACGTTGAGGAACCCCTAGAATGATCTACGCCTGCCTTGCGTTAATCCTACGCATACTAACTAAGAGGGCCCACTAGGGGCCCTTTTTTATGTGTTCTCTACGGCTCGCCTTAACTCTGACTTGCTCATCCTCACGTTATCAGGCGCGCAAAATATGTGCTTCTTGCTGGGGTAATCTTGCGCGGCTATACGGCCACAGTCAACCCATCCGGCCTCTTTGATGGCGTGCAGTAGCGCGCCCTGGACAACCTTAACACCCTGGGGGGCTAGACCCTGCAAGCGGTCACACAGCGCATGGAAGGGCGATCCGATCACGCCACGGGCGAACTCCCCGGACTTGCGGCGCAGCATATCCACAATGAACGCTTCGGCGGTGCTCATGCCATGCTCGATCATGATTTGCTTGGCCTCAGTTACTGGCGGCGGTGCGGACGGGTTCCACGCGGACACGTCACGGGTGTGCAGGTAATGGGCGACTGCCTGGAACCCGTTTTGGTTCTTGTACCAGTTCCACAGCGCCAGTGCCTCACGTTCGGTTAGGCGGGCGGCTTCGCACCAAATGACAAACCAACGGCGATCCTCTGAGGGTAGCGAGATGGCCACGCGCTCGTTTGAGAACGCGATCACGAACAACCGATTGAGGGCGTAGTACGGGTGCAAGCCCTTGCGGTTAACGGTCAACAGTTCAGGGGGCGCTGCAATTATGGGTTTTAGTGTGTTTTCTAGCGCGCGTCTGTCCTTAGCGTCAGCCTGGCGCAGCTCAGAGATTTCCATCACTTCGCATTCGAGAGCGTAACCCCACTGCGACGTTAAGTCCTCGTTTTTGACCAACGAGCAGTTGCGCTTGGCGTCGCCACCGATCGCCCAAAAGAACGGCGCAAACATCGTGTCCTTGCCCGACCCATGCGTGCCGCCCATCAAGATAGCGTGATTGATCTTATGGCCGGGGAACTGGACTTTATGAGCCAAGGCGTTAAGCAGGTGCTCGCGCTCGAACTTCTCGGGGACTAAACGCTCGACATGGCGCAGCCACGGGGACACGTCACCGGCCACGGGTTGCGGGCGTGCGTTAACCCAGCGGTTGCCGTAGGTTAGCCCGTCACGGTTGACAATCGTGCCCGCGCCAGCGGCGTAGGTCACGCTGACCAGCGACTGTGCGCCCTTGTCCTGGCGCTGCTCATCGAACGAGTAACTGGCCTCGACCTTGCGCCCGTTATGAACGGACTTGCAGCCGATGTGCCGGAACATGGCATTGAAAGTAGAGCGGGACAGCTCGCGGCGGTCTTGCAGGTCAAAATAGGCGTCGT